AATTAGACTTTAGAAATCATACGACCAATCTGCCCCCTCTGAGGTGGTCATTTCATAGGCAGTTATCGAATGATAATATTCATCCCAAATATTTTTCTTTATAAGAGTAGACAGTTTAGGAAACCCTGATTTGATGTCATCAAGGTCCATTCCCAACATACGGTATTGCTTAAGGTCTCTGGCACTCAACCGGGACACGACATCTTCTAATGCAGAGATCTGATGTAAGTTATTCTCATATACAAGTGCCTCAAAAAAACCTGACAACCAGTTATACGCGTCTAGGTTCGACGCATAAGTACCGTAGGCATGGGCTATGGATGAAAGTAACATGTCAAGAATATCTCGATTCTTGGGTTCCCGACCATTAAAGCATCTCATCACAAACTCTCTTGTCTCACGAAACGGCAAAAACATACATTGACCATTTTCTTCAGAACGGTACGGATTCATCACACAGTGCATCTTCAAGAACGAAGCTCCGCGATAGACAAACCACCCATTATGAACAGACGAACAAAGGGAGATCCCATCACGCAGATCACGAAGGTTCACTCCCAAATACTTCATCAACCAATCCTTATAATTACGACCAGAGAAAAATGAAGAATACTCCAAGGAAGTTCCTTTCTTGTACAAAAAGTCATCGCCATAGACAATAATAAAAATAAGCCGAACAAAAAAGTCCATCATTCGGCGGCGTAAGTGCTTTGGCGCTGTCTCAATTGTATGAACACAAAAGAGAAAAAACCACAGCATCTTAATGTACGAATCCATATGAGATGTGTCAAGAACCCCTGACGGAACCTTTCCAAACAAGATTTCCCATAGATCACAGAACACTTTCGTAAGACGCGAACACACATTCTTTAATATAAAAATTAATAATGCCTTCTTCAATTCATAACAAGCGGAACCTTGTTTTTCATGAATCAGGCCAAAAGAATAGTATATTCTAATAAACACAGCATAGATCGATTGGTCCAATTTATCGATGTCACCTTCAACAAGGTCTTTCCACCAACAATTCTCCAGAGATTTCCCCAAAAGATAAGCTAAACGGTCCCAGCCTCCTTTAGGCCATTTATGTCCGATACATATATTGCCACGCTCCTTCAGATGCCGAATCTTGGTCACTAGTCGGTTAGCGATAAGAAATGGACTATTCGGGACTGTGAAAACGCGAACTTTCTTCGCAAATTTTTCCCAGTCTTCATCGTTCCACTGCTTCTCACCTCCGGAATGGAACATCTCTGGTTTAAGCGAATTTGCGTAGGTCACAAGAAATTCTACATCATGCTCTAAAAGATCCATCACATTGGTAAGATCCGACTCGAGTTTTGTCACTTTTAAACCAGTTGTCGTGACCTCCACTTTCTCTCCCGATGGAAGCTTTATAGTACGAGAAACGGGCTTCTCACACCCACCTGCTGAACCGAGAAACAGACCATCCAGATCATTCATCGTAATAAGACTATGTTCAGTCTCAAATTCATGAATTCCCATTTTATCGTACATCACTTGCTGAGCACGATGGAGGTATTTCATTACCTCCGATGCTATTGATGGTAACTGTCGTGTTTCACGTGACATACCTCCAATTGCATCAGGATACTTTGTTGGATAAAGACCCACCATCGATGATATGGACACAGGTCGTCCATTCAC